GGAAGAAGTAGTCCCACTTGTAGTAACCCCAAGGTCATTAGTACCTCCATTTGGATCCGAGGCATAAGCGGTTTGAGGACAGCATTTATCTTTTAAAAACCCGCAAGTATAATTACCAGAAGTACAACCACATGAATAAGTACATGAACCATCATCTGTATTTGCATTTGGATTATAATTATTAGCCGTAATATCCATACAACCAGGCGTAATTAAATCCTCGCAACTTCCATCATCAGAAGTTGCATTAGGATTATAGTTCATGTACAATGGATCCGTACATCCTGGAACCGAACAAGTGCCATCGTCCACTGTTGCGTTGGGATTATAATTTGAAGAGTTAGGGTCCATACATCCATATACAGAACCACACGTGGCTAAAGGTTCGATGGTTAAGCATAGTTCACGATCTACAGGTTTGTCAGGTTCTTCATCAGATATTTCTACCGCCATACCAATTCCTTGTACTGAAAACTCCATTTCATCTAAATTACTTAGACTAGTTGAGGTTCCTTTTATATAACTAAACCACTTTCCTTCTTTGTTTTTAAATTCTAACTCTCCAGTATCTTGCAGGTCTGTAATTATATTATCAACATACCACCCTTTTTTAGAGTTTAGGTTAAAATACTCTCCATCATCTCCTCTCGATGTAATTCTTGCCTGTGTACCCTCGTAATTAATCGTTGCAAAACTTTTAACAGTAGATGGGTTGTCATTAAACAAAACTGTTAAACTAGAGTCGTATTGTATACCATAAAACATGTTTCTCTTTTGATTATAGTGATGCCTATACATGTCACCATTGAGGAACGTATAATAATTATTGTTTATACTAACACCACTTTCTGGTAAGAAAGATTTAAAAGAAATCCAACCTTTACTATTCTCACTAAAACTAAGTGTTTTATGAAAAGATATTAAATTGTCATAGCTCTCAAAACTGTCACCCTCTTGGCTTTCCTTAGCGTGGGTAGTCGTACTTCCACCTCTATCATCCTTATCACAACCACACCCGTCACCATCCTCTACACCACCTCCACCATCATCAAACTCATCTGGAATCTGGGCTTCTACTTTCCCTTTTATCGTTATGTTGTACAAACCTTTTTTCTGATCAAACGTTCCTAAAATTTTTGTAGTATGAGGGTTTAGATGATCGTTAAACCAATCTTTCATACCATAGTCAGATATATTTGTAATACCATCGTTAGATAATCTTAGAACAGCTGCTCTAGTTCTGTCTGCGAAGTATAATCTACCAGCTAAATCAACTGCACAAGATTCTGGATTTGTAGATATACCATATTTAGTAGCAAAAGGAGAATCTGATCCTAAGAAATTTGCTGATATAGCTACATTCTTCCCACCATCAGCATTGTATAAAGCATTTTTGTCAGCTAACACTTTCATGCATTTATCTTCGTGTAAAACAACTATGTTAGAGTCTCTCGTGTGTAGTTTTTGTATACTACCATACTGAGGATTCATATCTTTTGTTATCTTTTCCGCTGCTATAAATTGATTTAATGAATTAACACCACTAGTAGAGTTATATATACCAGAGTGTATTAAACCTGTTTTTCTATGTTCTTCTTTATATTGCTCAGCTAATACCGTTGATGCTTTAACGCCGTTGGCGATTGTTTTTTGATTATAATCATCACGTATCCTATCAGATTCAATTCCATTACCAAACGCAAAAGCGTTATACCAAGATAATGTTATTGGTTGATTGTGTGGAGCATCTGAATGGTGATTGATTGTTGCTGGTGGAACAGGGAGTTCTCTTATGGACATAACACTTACAGTACCTGACTCGTTAGAAATTGCATATGTTATTGTTCCGTCTGGTCTTTTAAAACCAACTCTACTACCTGTTGAGGCGCCTAAATTAATTGGTTGAGACAAAGTCACCTCATTACCACTCCACCCAGTAATATATGTTCCGCTAGGAAAACTTCCATCATAAACTCCATTAGCGTTGACTATTAAACTGCCATATGGCGCCCACATTTCATTTGTTGTAGCGTCAATTCTTATCGGTAACGCTGATGAAGCTTCGTAGTATATATCCATACCAACATCCTCCTTAGGCTCTGTTTCCCAAATAGCAGGATTTGTAGAGCTCCAATCGCTATCTTCATCTTCAATCGGTTCAACTATTTCTATATGGTGGTATTTTGAAGCGTGGTTTCTCCATCTACAAGTTTGTTCGAATCCAGTAATAGTAGCACCATCATTACGAGTCATAGCAGAAAGTGCACTTTGAGTAATTGTGTGTGAAGAATACCCAGGTGGTGTTGGAACTCGCATATTACGCGCGCCATCCGTTCTCGGATCACCAACATGTACCGACCAAGGCTCATGCCTATGTCTACCTCCCCAATAACCTAATTCCGCTGGTCCTGATGGTGTTGTCGTTGCTTTACCACCGAGCGGGTGGTATTTTTCAGTAGATTGAGGATCTGGCAATGCCACGCCAGGCATGTCAGCTCTTTCAAAATCAATCCTCCATCTCCATTTATCGTTACCATTGGCTCCGTTAGTGCCGCCATCATCATCTTCATGAAAAGTGTGATGCGCGCCATAAAAATCGTTCTGAGGCCAATTAGGACTTCCTTGAGGATTTTTCCCCTTACTATCTCTAACAGTATATATTATACCCTCCGTATCTTCTCTAAATCTAAAATTAGTACCCTCGGTCATGAGTAGTGTCATAAAATCTTGATCAGCAGTACTAGCCCAATTCCACTGACCAGATGATATATAACCAACGTCCATAGATCCCTGAGATATACCACCACCATTATGAATTCCCTTACCTCTTGAGCAACTAAAACACTCTCTACCCGGGTCACAATTATAACCATCACTCGCTTGTTCCCCTCTAACATACATAGCATCAAAGTGAAAACGTCCAACGCTGTTGCTCGTCCATTTTTTTACACTAGCCATAGCGCAGCAGGTGCAAGGAGATCCATCGTCCTTCCAACCATTCATGGCTGTTTTGAAAAATAACTGATTATCACTACAAGAAGCTCCACCACCACAATCTTCCCCACTACAGTTACCAGAAGATCCACCGGCAAGATCTCCCTCATTACAAATTCCGCACCTCTCCCAGTCTGCATTATGTGGATTTATACCATCAACGTGACCTTGTGGCATGTTAAAATACCCAATTCTAGCAGCACTAGTAACCCTGTATTCTGGCACAGCTGACGTCAATAGGTTGTTTATTAAAACTAAATCTTTATATATTTTTACGAAGAATCTTCCTTCAAACTCCTTTTTATTTTCTACTTTTCTATCCGCAAACTCTATCTTTACACCAGAAATCTTACCAGCATAAGTACCATCAGTGGAAGTAAAAGCCATATCCGGTCCAAATGGTTTATCCGACTTAAACTCTTGTTGACCACTACTAGTGCTTCCACCTTTCAAATTTGAAACTTGATACCAATCTGACTTAACAGTAGTGGTTCTTGCTCTCATCCAAAGTGTACCGGCGTGCACTTTTCCCATTAAATCTGTAGCCCCTTCCTTGCTACCAGCTCCACAAACCTCAGGATAACCACTAATACTTCCATTAAATCGTATTTTATCATAATCTTCTAACGGAAACCCAATAGTAGATGAACCAATTGTACCGGTAACTTGACCTAGGGATTTAGTGTTTGTTTTAATAAAATCTGGCGCTTCATTTTCTATAGCTAATATCTTATATCTTGCTGGGTCTGTGACTGGCACATGGGAATCGTGTTTCTTTTTTAAGATTATAAATGTTTCTCCATCTACTTTATTTCTGTCAGCACTAGCAAATGACAGCCATATGTTACCATCTTCAGCATCATACCAACGGTCCATAGCCATGTTGTAGAACTCGTTTGACGTTTCTTTTACAAAGAATTTATAATAATGAGCAAAAGACGGGGCGTTTGAATGTATGTCTACTCTAAGTTTATTTAACGTACTAGAGTTTTCAACGTCTATAGTCAAACTACCAGTACCTTTTTTACCAGCTAATACCGGCGTTTCTCTTCCATACTCATCACCATATACAACTCCAACTTGATATGTACGTAAAGATCTACACGTTTTACCAGGTATTGCAATACCTTCTAAATTACCTACTTCTCCAGCTACTGAAAAAGAATCTTCCAACTGACTTCCCGTAGGGTCATTAAGCGGAGCGTCACTAGCTTGTAGTGTAACGTTGATCACTGGTTTTATTTCACTTTCAGCCCAATCGTGAGTTAGGTTAAAATTCTGCAAATAATTACCATAAACCAGTCTATTACTAGTTATCTCTTGAGCTAATGCTTTTCTTGGGACGTTGTCCCATTGTCTTAATAATTGGTTTGAAGGAACTGTAGCATGTATTAACTCTGAAGTTACCTCATATTCACCTCTTGGTCTGATAAATCCAGGCATTGAATATGAAAACCAAGACGGTAAAGAGGGTGCTGATGGGTGATTAACACTATCTGGCCATAGTTTTTCACCATCAACCGTCCAACCGTCTGTCATTTTGATAGACTCTACGGTATATATGTTTGGAGAACTTTCATCTTTATAAAGTAAATCAACTTGAACTACGTCTTGTGGTCTTTCAGACTCCTCTGTAATATAGTTAGTTATTTTTAACTGTCTTAATCTGTTGGTCATACCTAAGTTATAACCTTTTTTAGGTAGATAATCATATTCTCCAGGTAAAAATGCTAACTCAGACCAAGGTGAGAATGTTGAATACTCACCATCTTCGTATTTATATCTGTAAGCAAATCGAACGAATTTGAATTCGAACATCGGCTTTTTTTCTTCCAATCTAAATCTCCATGTTTTATTTTCCTCATCAATAGATTCTCTGTCTATAGACTGTATCGTTAATTGATAGCCAAGAGTATTTGGTATAGTCCCTGGTACTGATGTAACTGTAGCTCTAACATCATGTTCTGTAAATCCCTCAGCACTGTTAACATCTCCTTCCTCGTCGTAATCTTGGTTCATTAGTATCATATCGCCAATTTTCCAATGAACTGCTTGGTCTAAAGTAAAATCACCTATAACGTCTCCTGGGTTTTTAACCGCAGTGGACGTCCCCCAATTTATCATAAAAGAATTCAAACCAGTAGATGGAGGACCAGAAATATTACCACACGTAGAGAAAGTTGGAGCATCCCTATCGTCTTCATGTTTAGACATTACTAATAGTGGAGGAGTTTTAGGACCTTTTCTTATAACCGTTATGTTTTCTTCTGCAACCCACCAACTCAAAGTAGAACTTCTCTTTTTCACTCTAAGTCCATTGTGAGAATCTGGTGTGACACACAATCTAGTATGCCAATCAGCATTATCACCGTTAAATGTAAAAAGAGGATCCGGCAACTCGGTAGTACCACCAGTACCGCTTATAGATCTTGTTATGTTGATTTTCTTTGGCTCAGTATCATTATCTGTCCAAAATAACATATCATCAATTATATTGATACCTGTTATATGTTTATCTTTCCAATCACACCTATTGCTATCATAACACGCGTAACTGAAGTTTAAAACCCTTTTGGCAGTGCATTGTAATAACGTATTAACGGGAATTGACGTCGTATTGTAATCAATTTTACTACTCCATACATCAATACTAGGAGAAGCATTGTAGTATACTTGAGAAACCTCCGTTACCTCACCATAAATATTTCCAATGATATGAGTACCACTAGCGTTGTACCCATTGATTATCATTTCTTTCCTAAAGTTAGACCCCACCACACCGCTACTAAAAAACTGCTCGCTACCAACTGATGATGATACTGTTCTTGCGTGTACTCTATATATGTCAACGAAAACATATTTAAAAGTCTCAGTCTTTACGTCGTACTCTATAATATAATCCTTCCAAACCCCCTCAACATTAGATTGACTTTTTTCATAACGAGGACCAGCTACTAGATAGTATATTTTATCTTCTTTATTGTGAGCAATACTACCCACACATTTACTACCAACGGGCACCATTCCAGTTGACATTAAAACGTTACCCAGCAAACTTTGTGCCGAACCAACGTCAGAGCCGTCTGAAGCTGACACTTGAATATTTAAAGCATCTCTGTATTCTCCAGTAGGAACGACACGCTCATCCATGTCCTTGTTCATTTTACTTTTGGAGAATCCTTTATTTAATTGTGGCATATTTTAGTGTTTAATCCATTTAGATTTTCCTCTTAAAATCTGAGTAATCTCTTCTAACTTGATATTTGATAATCTTAATTTTGCATTCCTAACAGCTGCAAATCTTTCTTTTTTATAAGTGGCAACTATATTGGGGTCTGCTTTCGCTCTGGTATTTAAAATAGCCCAAGCTATATGTCTATACATTGCTTCTTCCGCAAACTTGTGTACTAGCATCTCTTCGTCTTTAGCAACACCATCACTTATGTACTGTATAGTCACAGTTTTTCCCGCTAAATTAGAGTTAAAATATATTTTTCCGTTTCTACAGTTGATCCAAAAACAACCATTAGTATTAGCGTGTTGAGGATCGAGTCCATATCTCGTGCCAATCAAGTCTTGAACCGAACTATCTTCAGCATTCTCAACCGTTAAAGGTGCGGATGAATTAGCCCAAGTTGTAGACTCCTCTACTATAGGATCTATTATATTTTTACTTGCATCTTCAACTATAATCTCACCATCACTATCTTGTTCATAAGAAAGTGGGTCTTTCGGACATGCATTGCATTGTCTAATTGTATGACACTTGCCAGCAGAATCTATCCAAGAAATCTTTACGTAGTTTACGTAATCGTGTGGTAATGGTAGCTGTAAGCTTGGCGGAACTTCTAATTCTAATGTTTTACAAGATCTAAACGTATCATAGGTTAATTCTTGTAATCCTCGTAAAGCGTGAAATCTAATATCTGCTCTAGATATTTTTGATATCACTTTATCCTCACCGACGTAAGCTACTCTAAAATTATTAATAATATCCGTTATTGATATGAATTGATAACCACCTAATGTTTCTAAACTTGGATTAGAGTAGTAATCCCCAAGATTCCCTTTATATAGTCCCATGTGTTATTGTTTTTCTTGTGTTTTTTGTGCTGTTGATTGTTGGTCGGCATAAGTACCTAACCCAGGTTTTGCTATTACTATACCAGCTAAAGATAGTATTTTGTAAACTAACTCAGTTTCTTCGCTCTCGTGTAGCTCAAAATGCATTGTGTTTGAGTTTGGGTTATACAGCGCTTTTTCGTTAACTACCACGTATGTCCATTCGGGTGTTTTAGGCTTTACAATATAGTTACACGATACAGCTCCCATAGCTGGGTACGTTCTAATTTTACCAAACGACATTCTCACGTAAGCTGGAAAAAGAAAGTGTGGTTTAGCTAAAGGAGATAAATTCAAATACAAAACCTCTTCCTCTGTTAACTGCTCTAACTCTATTCCTTTGTTTGGGTGGTATACCATTCCTAACCTATATAAAGCTGAACCACCTGGCAAGGTTCCAATAGTACCTGACATAGTAACCGCTCCCATTTTTTTAAATATAGATATTTTTTCATCCAACATCTCATCGACATTAGAGAACTCTGTTGAATTCTTTAGGTTTCTATCAGCTTGATTTTGATCATAGAAATACTGTTCAAATATTTCCATTTGAGCTTGGTCTGCTAATAAATTGAATTCTTGAGGAGTTATATATCCTCTTTGTTCTTTATTAGCTAAAACTAAAACCTTCTGATATACATCATCTATATTTATCGCCATTTGTTATTTTTTATATGGGAACATCTTGTTTAAACTGTTTTTTCTCTTATTGCAGCCGCAGTCTTTTTTACCTCTAGCTTCGTTAACAGTATCAACAATTTTTTTTATTCCCGTTGCTTTTGTAATTTTTTCTATTGAGTCTCCTAAACCCTTTGATTTTTCTTTCATATAATTAAATTTTAATAAATGGTCACCCCGAAGGGCAACCATATTATTTTGTTATTGATTTAATCTTTTCTCTATATTAGAGTAGATTTCCATACCTTCATCAGTTTTAAACCAAGAGGCTAAAGCTGAGTAAGGGTGTTCGTCATATGGAACATTCATTAGCTTTCTATTATTAGAACCCCAAGTAAATGTTCTTTGATCTGAAGATAGGTTGATTATTCTTGCTTCAGTAGCTTTGATACCAAAGTTTCTAAGCGCAACATTTTCGTCAGTAACCAGTTCTAAGAACAATTGAGGATTCTGTTTAGCGAATAGTAGTAAATCACGTCTAAGTTCTTTAGAACTCATCGTAGATACCTTAGAACCACTCTCCGCTCTCATAACAGCCTCAGCCATATCTATATCTAGGTTTTTAGCCGCCATTAAAGCTTCTGTTTCAAATTCTAACCATTCTAGTTGACTTGTAGCCTGTTCAACTGGTTTGAATTCTTGATAAAGTTTACCTCTATGTGGGTGATACAAGGAAAGTAGTTTTTGTAAAACAACTTTTTCTTTTGGTACGTTTAAAATACCAGCTCTAAAAACTATGTGTTCTAGTCGTTGATCACCCTTCATCTCATCTACAAACGGTGTTCTTTGGTTCGAGCAGTATTTAAGTTCTCTTTCATAACCCTTTTCTTCATCAAACCAAAATATATTAGCTGATTTTATAATGTATGAAAGTGGTTTTCCTTGACCTTTTAAAAGATACGTTCGTGATTTTATTTCCCAACCACCATCTGTTTTCTTGCTAGTTGGTTCTTTTCTAACTTTCTTTGGTTGTTCGACAACCGGTGTTTCCACTACAACTTCTTCGAAGTCTTTTTCTATTAAAGGTTCTACAACCTTTTGTGTTTTTTGTTTTTTTGCCATAATATAATATATAATAAAATTAATAAAATAAAAGGGACTGGGAAATTAATCCCAGTCTCTTTAAATATAAATGCCTACTTCATTAACATGAAGTTGTTTGCACCTTGAACAACTAAACATCTTTCAGATAAATAGTGCACTTGCATTGCATCTAAATCAGATGTTTCAGCGCCAACAGAACCAGTAGTCCATGTTTTTAATTTTCTGCTTTCAGTTTGAGAAGCTCTGTAACGAACGTGTAAGAAAGGTCTCTTAAGATTCTTTCCTAACGATTGATCGTAAACAGTCGATACACCAGCAGGGATGATGACACCTCTAATAGGTGCTACAGCATCTCTATCGTTGATTCCACCTCTTGTTGCTTTATCGTTTAAGTATCTAAAGTCAGATTTGTAGAAGTCATAAGAACCTCTTCTGAATCCAGAGAATCCTAAGTTTAATGCCATATCTTCTTCGTTGTCGAATACTCCGTAAGAAGTACCTCCAGCTCCATAAGAATTCATAGAAGCTAACATGTCATCAATTGCAAGAGAAGTTCCTCTGTTTACAAACATCATGTTTTCTTCAATAGCTCCTTGAGAATCAAACTCAGCTAAGATAGCATCGAACTCAGCTAAATCAGTAGCTGCGTTAACACCAGTAACACCAGTAGTAATATTACCTCTAGTTTCAATAGCCGCGAACAAACCTTCTGATCCAAACGGAGTACTAGCTGCAGGGAATTGAGAAGTACCAGTTGTAGCTGTACCATCAACACCAGAAGCATTAACACCCATAACAGATTCTAACATTGTCATTTCTAAGTAATCAGTAAATCTAGCTCTAGTATCACCTTCAGCTTTTAAGTACCATAAGTAACCTGATTGACCATCTTCACCTGAAATTTCTACCCAACCAATTTGAGACACATCAGATCCTGAGATCTCATAATAATCTTTTACAATGATTGGTTTGTTAGAGAACGAAGTGTGAGTTGGCCTAACAGTACCATAACCAGCAGTAGCAGAAGTAGTTCCACCTTGACCTTGAGTACCTTTGATGAACTCAGAACCAAGAACTAATATAGTACAAGCATTTGCTCCACCACCATCAGTAAACGCAGCTGCAGCATCAGCAGTCGCAACCTCGTAAGGTTTAGCAGTACCACCAGTAGCTGTAACAGCTGTTACGTGACACTTGATAGTACCCTCAGCAGTAGCTACTGCAACCATATCATTAATTCTAATACCATGCTCACCTGACGCGATAGCATTACCATCGATATCATTACTAACAACAAATGCCATTGAGTTTTCGTCATACGTACCTGTGTACGATAAGTGTAATCTACCTTGTTCAGACCAAATTACTTGATCAGAAGTCATAGACTCTTCAGCTCCTACTTTATCAAGAAAACCTGCGATTGTTCTGTTACCGAACACCTCAGCTTCTTTTTCCATAAGATCTGGTAAATATTGTTGACCCCAGTCGTTACCTGCACCACTAGTAAAGTCAATGTAGTTTGAAGCTAGTGTTGCTTTCTTCGAAGCAGGTACACTATTCAGACTACCAGCGACCCCCGAATGACCAGGGCCCGGATTTGAAATTGCCATAATTTTTAATTTTTAAATTGTTATTTATTTTGCTTGTTAATTTTAAACTTGAAATCAGCAGAATTATCACCCAACACTTTCACTTTCATACCACCGACGTTTATTTCACCGCCATGTGATTGTCTAGGACTCATGTCTATGTTCTTAGCATTTTCAACACTATTTTTCATAGCATCAGCCTGACCTTGTTCGTAAAAGTGTTTAGCTATAGCATCAGCATTCATTGCTGTATAAAGCGATTTGTGATAACCCCTAGCATCTGACATTTCATTCTTTTCATTCAAGAACTTCTTGATAAAATTATTAATATCACTTTGAGTACTCTTTACTTCATTAGCGTTGTTTACATTAAATCTAAACTTTTTATCACCGACATTATATTCAAAACCTTTGAACTTGTCGTTAAAAACCTGATCGGTTCTATTTAAAAAAGTAGACTTTTGGTTTTCTGCTATTTCTTTATTCTCTGCCTCACTCTGTTTGTAACTACTAAAAAACTCGATAGCTTCTTGCTGTTCTTCTGTTAGCTTTGAACCCATCTTTATCTCGTCGTAGTATTTAGACTTTAAGCCGTCTAAGTGGCTTTTAGCGCTAGCAACTTGCTCTTTAAGCGCTAATTTTTTTCTTCGTATATCCTTATCCTCGTCCACATCTTCATCGTAAGAGAAATTGTCTTCCATTAGAAACCCAATCTCCTCATCGTTAAGATGCGGTTTTGATTCTTTATAATATTCTTTTAGTAAAGTTAAATTATCCATTTCAGAATAATCCTTATTTAACTTAACATAATCGTTCATATCACCACCAGTGTCTTCCATGAACTTCACCAACTTCTCTATATTTTCTGGTAAAATAGTCTTTGGTTCCTCTGGTATGTTGATTTTCTCTGGTTCAACCACCTCATCGGTAATTTCTTCCAACACTGGAGCAGCTGTTGTTTCTACTTTTTCTGTAGTTTCACCAACAACCTCAGCCGTCTCTTTAATCTCTTCTAAAGCTACGTCCTCTTTAATTTTTTCAGTTTTGTCATCTGTTAAATCGACTTTAACAACCTTATCCGCTGCTTCTTTTAATTTAGTTAAATCAACTTTCGCAACACCATCACTGTCAGTTTTCATCTTCTTCATTGATGGTTTTTTCTTAATCTTTTGTTTCTCAACGGTGTTGTCTACCGTTGGTTCTTCTTTTTCTGCCATAATATAATATAATAATAGTTAATAATTCCTACTTAGGACCAAAAGACCCCAAACCAAATTCCCCACTCATTATATCATTACCTGAGGACTCAAACTTTTTAGGTGGTTTCTTGTTTAATCTTTGATCAATAAGCTCACTTTGTTGTGATGCTTGCATTTTTGTTCTATCGTCTTTACGATCTTCCTTCACTGTATCTTTCATGTTAACTTCTTCCATATTCATCTGTTGAAGTTTCATGTTGATTTCAAATTCCATTTGCATTAGCTCTTTTTTAATAGCAGCTTCTTCCTGCATTTGTTGAGATTTCAATTGACCTTTAGTTTGCTCTAGTTCAATGTTCAACTGGTGAGCTGCTTGAGCTTTTTGAGTTTCAGCTTCCGCCGCTGCTTTCGAAGCTTCTGCTTGAGACTTACCTTGAGCCTCTGTCATCTCAAGTTCTTGTTTTTGCTTTTCTTCAGCTTTCTTCTTTCTAGTAATCTTAAGCATTTGATTAGCTAACTTAATGTTTCTAATATTTCTTAAGTCAATAGCATCTTCCAAATCTATCGATCCTTGCTGTATGGATGTTTGGATATTGTTCTCTAGCATTTGCTTCTCTTCATCGTCTGGTGCTAGCTCTAAGAATATACCAAAATCGTACAAGTGTAACTCTGCCATCTCTTTTAACGTAGCAACATTGTGAACACCTATGGATTGTATGAAAGCATCTTTTGTTGGGGAGTATTCTAGTATATCAGATATTCTTAAGGATAATGATTCAGCGACTTCCGCTGTTAAGAACATACCACTTTGCAAGATATGTCTAGTAGCTACATTTGAGTTTGCTGCAGCCATTTTTTGTATACCGACTAATGATTTAGCGTCTGGTGTAGAAGCGTCTCTAGCTTCGTTTAAACCAGTCGTATCTCTAATCATTTGTAAATAGTAGTTGTAAGTGCTAATTAAACCCTGCATTTTACCAGCAGCGGCACTACTATTGGATATTTCCTGTATAGGTGTTTTACCTTGGTTTGGATCTCCATCTTGAGTTAATGATCTACCAATAACAGAACCTGTCTGGAAGTACATGTTTAGAGCTTCTTGTGGGTTGTAATTAGTACCGTTACCCAAATCGATTTCAGCTAAACCATCAGCATCTAAATAAACACCATCAGGAACCATTCTAGATAATACTTGTTGAAGTTTTAAATGAGTCAACTGTATCATATCAGCAAAACCAGTTATTCTGCTTACAAGCGATTCTATTCGACCCTCGTACATTCTAGGTGCACAAATAGCATAATTCATTTTAACTTTAGTATAATCACTCTTAGGGCGCATCATGTTTCTCGCCATCTCCCATTTAAGTAATTTATCAGTACCAAGAATAATAGCACCCTCGTATAAACACTCAATAGCTCTTTGTAGTTTAGAAAACTTAAAATCTACATCCACAGGTGGGTTAAACTTATCATCTTTCTTTATTATCTTAGCAGAACCACTAGCTGTTTCTTTAACCTTATAAACCTCGTTCATGTAAGTTTTATAGTTAAAGTATAAAACCTGCACCTTATTCTCATCATCATCTTTTCTCCCTTGTGAATATCTATTATTTTTCATAGATATCTCTTCTAGATCTTCGTGCTCTAAGTGTGGAAATTCCTTGGCTAATTCGTTGATTGGAATTTCTTTAACTTCTCCAACGTAGTATATATCTTCAAAATAAGGGGAATCTGTGTGTGAGTAAACCAAGTTAGCTGGATCAACATAATCTATAACTACACCTTCAGATGTGTTGAAAGAAGTTTTTACCGCACCAATACCTAATACTGTTAAGTCTTGATAAAATCTTCTTTTAATTAAATCGTAATTATTACCCTTAAACAAAACACTTAACGCAGCTTCTTCAGCTAACTCTACAGCTTGTTTGTAGTTCAATTGCATGTGTAACGCTAGTTCTTCTTCTGAGTCAGGAAGTTTTTCTGGAGGAGTTGTCGACAAGTCAATATTTAAAGCTTGTTTGGTCTGAGCATCGAAATCCTTAAGTTTCATATCCTTAAGTAAATTTTCCATATAGTCAGTACGCTTACTGACACCCGCTTGGTCTTGCGAGTATGCTTTTATATCATATAATTTTTCTGCGATTCCGTTAACGACTATGTCAACAAACTTAGGAATAATTGGAACTGGTTTCCAGTCTAAGTTTAGATAAGATAAATCACCATTAATAGATAATTCATCTTTATATTTTTGAATGGATTGTTCACCTCTAGCATATAGTCTTAAGTTACGAAAACTATTCACACCACTATTGTATCTATCGCTGTTAAACCACTCTTGCTCAATAGCTCGAGCAACCTGTAACCCGTATTCATAACTAATCTTCTCAGCGTCACTTACAACTTGACTTGGGAAAAAATGATTTATATTTCGTCTATTCATTCTATTTTTTAATTATTTGAGACATACCTCCAGTATTTGAGTATTTTGAAATATGTATATTTAACGGTTGTACTTCTCTTTGTTTGTTTGGGGCGTACAGATGTCTATTGTTAGCCATAATAGCTAAACCAGAGCTTATCGACGCATCATGCTTTGTTCTTTTGTTTATGTCAAACCTTGCCCAATCATTTAGTAGTTCATTGAAATATAAATCACCAAACGTTCCATCTTGCTTCATTCCAACGTGATCTTGTATATACATCTCAATTGCTGCTGCATGAGCTTGTTTGATATCTTCTGAGGAGTTAGGTATACCACCAACTTCTTTTTCAGCTACAGATAATTTGTTCCATATCTTATCAGGTCTATTCATGCTAAACCCTCTGTACCCTCTACGTCTCAGATAATACAAGAGACGAGGTTTATTGTTTTCTGCGAGTATAGGCATCCCATAAAATACTAAAGCCATTAGAACGTCCTCAAAGAACATCTCAGCTGTTGGCGGTCTTGATAAGTATTCTAAAAAGAAACTATTAGCCGGAGCGTCTTCCATGCTGAACCTAGTTAATCCGTGTAAAGCTCCTTTTGATCCTGCTCCATCTACAGTTCCTGATATATCGTAACTATCACAACCAAAGGCTCCCATATGTTCGTTACCTGGGTATTTTGCACCATTTTTTAATACCACTCTATTTTGCAGTTGTTGAGGTGGAACCCAACTAACTTTAAATCTTCCTTTTGGATCCGGGTAAAATATCACCTGTGTATCCTTAATACCGTTAACCCACTGAAAGTTACCAGTCGTAATCCCTAGCGTTCTAGACATTTCCTCGTTATAATCTACTTGCTCGTATATTTTAACTAAGTTAAATATACTTCCTTTTGTCTCATCTCTGAACGCGTGCTCAGTTGTTCTTGGAAACTGACGGTAAAATTCATTTAAAGCGTCGTGATCTCCCTTTAGACCATCCACTTCGTTTTGCCAGTTATCTACTACACCTACATCTATTAATTCACCGTCTGGTGCGAATCTATTGATATCAGGAGTAGTAAAGACTGGAACTCCATGCTCGTCAATAAATCCTTCGTAGTTCCATTCCATTGGGATAAAAAGAGAGTATAAGCCAGATTTTGTCTGACCATTTCTATTTCTTTTTGTGACATCTGAGGCATTGTATAATTTTTTAAAGTTTTCTCCACCTTTATCTAAAGCATTTGAAGTTGAGCCCATCATACATTTACCAATAATTCTACTACCTAATCGTAAACATGTTTTTGT